CAGATTTCTTTTTTTTTGAGACAGATTCTCTATTTCTTTTAGTTTTTTTTTTTTTGGTGGATCAATTTTATTTTTAATAAATTGCAAATAATATCTACCTTGTAAATATGCATCACAGACATCATCCTTTTTTTTTTGTACAGATCAAGATATTCTAATTGTTCTACATCATTTTTTAGAAGTTGTCTCGTGTACTGAATACCGAGAGCTTTTGTTAATTTATATTTTTTCTTTTTGTCCTTATTTGCTTTGAAAACTTCAATGGTATTATTTTCATTTACTTTTAATTTATTACTCGGACACATGAATCTTACCAGTCCAATGTTCATACCATGTATCTTGTCAATATACCCTCTCAATAAAAAATAATCAAATAATGTATCAGCAATGGCTTTCATTTTTGGATTTTTCATTGACGGTTGATTTTCAATAATTACTTCTTCGATGCCGAGTCGTGCAAAATGTTCAGACAATTGGTCCAGCCTTTTAATCAAATTTAGCTGTAATTCAGCCGTAGGATATTTTTTGACTATTAAATTTTTAATAGGTGTTGGTGATAATTCTTTGATCTTTTTTTTCAATTCCGATTTATAATGGGCTGTGCAATAAAATTGTTTATGGGTTGTGTGTTTAAAAATGTATTTACTTTTCTTTCCACATTCTGTTCCATCCAATTTGGTGTACGTACATGCTTTACTTGTTTTTACTTCTTTGAACAACTTCTTTGTATCTGTTGTTGACCAATAGTTGTTATGTTGTGATAAATGTGTTTTGCAAAAACCAAAATTTTTGTTATCCAAATTCAAATAGTATGTTGCATTTTTGCCGCATGGATTTGGCGACACCCCTTTTTTAGCTTTTAATTCGCCACAACATTCTAATTTTATTCTTTCATCTTCGATTAAATTAATTTCGTCCCAATCAAGTATTTCAATATCAACTTCTTCTCCTTTGCACGAACACTCAAGTATGCAATATGCCAAATGAATGACTCCAACGTCCCATGAAATAATTATCATTTTTGTGTTTTGTTATATTTAAAAAAGATCATTTCAAATACAACAAAAACGAATTATATTATCCACTTATTGTAAACAATTCAGATTCCTCAACAAAATTATTTTTTTGTTTTCTTGTTCTTTTTTTGGTAGGATATTGCCCTTGTTCAACAATATGAACTTTAACCGGTTTCTTCTTGGTCTTATTGCCTCCATCTTGTCCGAAAGAAATGGATGATTCCGTTTCTGAAGAAATTTCAGAAATACTTGGAGATTCATCATTCGTTGTTGTGGTTTTATCAGTTGTTTTATCAGTTGTTTCATCAGTAGTTTCATCAATTTCTTCATCAATTTCTTCAGTAGCTCCTTTAGATGTTTGTCTGGATGCAGATGTATATTTTGGGTTTATTTTATTTTTTTGATGTTGAAGTATATTCTGAATCAGTGTTTTTTTCCGAATGATGGTTCACATTCTTTCCAGTGATTCTTTTTAGACTCTTATTAATCGAAAAAACTGAACCAGTAATTTTTGAAGGTGATATGGACGAAATTACGGGTGTGGTTTCTGACACTACCGACCTGGACTTATTTTTTGCCATTATTTTTTTGTTGGATTCACCAAGATCGGATGTTGTAGTTTCTTTGGTATCGAGTTTTTTAATTTGACTAAGGTTATTGTCTGAAGTTTTGTCGGAAACAATTCGTTTATAATTAGTTTTATTAATCTTTCGTCCTCCTATCATAACGTCTGTTCTTTTCATTACTTCATTCAGTGTTGTCAGAATAGTATTGTCCACAAGAACATTACTGGTGGGCATGGTGTCATTGAATCCTGCTCCTTTTTGCCATGATCCAAGATTTCGTCTGGTAATATTTTCATTTTCTGTTTTATTGACGGTTAATGGTTCTTCTTTATTTTTAGAAGCAGATTTTTCAATAACATCTGAAGCTATTAAATTTTCATCCCAGTCTTGTAATTTTTGTTCTGTCTTATCTAGCCCATTTGATTTGGCGTCCGAATTTATGCTCGAAAGTGTATTTGTATTTTTGCTGGAATTATTTGATAT